TGACAGAACCTACATTCTTATACACGTAGCAAACTTTCCGAAGGACATACAGGGTTGCATCGGTCTTGGAACCTCTTTGATGGGGGACAGGATCGCTGTGGGCAACAGTCGCAATGCGATGAAGAAGTTTGAAGCCCTGACCAAGGACATTGAATGGCGGCTAAAAATACAGCATGTACCGCATGCGGGGTTGTAAAACCTCCTAGCGACTTCAGCGGCCACAACAAAGTATGCAACACCTGTCGTGGCGAGCGAAACGTGAAAAATGCAAATGGCTCTCTTGAGGGTTATTTGCAGATGAGGCTCTCGACCCTGCGTCAGCGGCACAAAAAGTATTCTGGCACCCCCGTTACCTTGGATGATTTGCTTGATATTTATAAGAAACAGAACGGGATGTGCGCTATCACGGGGCTTCCAATGCACTACACGATGGAAGAGTCCGACTTATCGGTAAGTCCAGACCGAATTGACAACAGCAAAGGCTATATAGAAGGCAATGTTCGCCTAGTTTGTGCGCGAGCAAACCTAATGCAATCAGTTTTAGACGACACCCACCTACTTTGGTGGTGTAGAGCGGTGGTGAATAACCTTGGAAATTGAACAGCTAGCGGCAAAATTGAAGGGAAACTTCCCTTTATATGCCAAAAACATCCTCAGAATCGTGACAAAAGAGGGTGAATCTGTGCCATTTGTACTAAATGGGGCGCAAATGTATGTCCATAAACAGCTCGAACAACAGCTAAAAGAGCAGGGAAATATCCGAATGTTGTGCCTAAAAGCGCGACAAACAGGTATTTCTACCTATACACAGGGCAGGTATTTCTGGCNNAACCGGTATTTCTACCTACGCGCAGGGCAGAAACTTCTGGAAAGTCACGCAAAATCGTAACGCAAACGCATTCGTACTGTCGCACTTGGCAGAATCCACTAACGCTATCTTTAACATGGTGAAGTATTTTTATGACAACACGCCGCACCCAGCTTTTAAACCGCCGCTTGAGTCTCAGTCGGCGTCAACTCTGGTATTTGATGAAATCAACTCGCGATACCGAGTCGGTACAGCGAGATCAACCCAGACAGGTCGCGGCCAAACCAACAGATTTGTCCACGGATCAGAAGTTGCCTTCTATCCTCAAGGCTCAGATATTGTCGCCGGACTCTTGCAAACCGTCGGAGGACAGGGATCAGAAGTAATTCTTGAAAGCACGGCTAATGGTGCCGGCGGCTGGTTCTATGATCAGGTGATGAAGAGCCTTCGCGGTGAGACAGAATGGAAAACCTGTTTCATTCCGTGGTTCTGGATGCCGGACTACAGGAAAAAGCCGTCACCTTATTTTGAAGCTACGCCCGAAGAGTATGAGTTGGCAAAACGCTATGGATTGGACGACGCTCAACTTTGTTTTAGACGCGCAAAACTGGATGAGCTTGGCGGCACCGACCTCTTCATGCAAGAGTACCCAGCAAATCCTCTTGAAGCGTTCCTGACCTCTGGCCGTTGCTTTGTTGAGGCCATCCATCTTGTGACCTGTGAGAACGATACCTACACCCCCGACTTTAGGGGCGACATTTTAGGTGGGCATCTAGATAAAAGGACGTATGGCAATTACAGAGAGTGGTGTCCCCCGCAAGAAAATGAAAATTACTGCATCGGCGTTGACGTTGCAGAAGGCCTTGCATACGGCGACTACAGTTGCGCTCAGGTACTAGACTCACTGGGGCGGCAGGTAGCCTGTTGGCACGGGCATATCGACCCGTGGGAGTGGGGCAACGTCATATCGCAGATCGGTAAACGATATAACGACGCCTACGTGTTAGTAGAAAGAAACAATCACGGCTTGACCACGCTGAGAAGGCTTCAGGAGCTGAACTATTCAAATCTGTTTGTTGAGCATTCTGTGGATGGCGCCTACTCAGATAAAGCAACAAAACGAGGCGGTTTTTTGACCACCTCCAAAACCAAACCGCTAATTATAAATAACCTTGCCGCACTACTCAGGCAGGGACAAAGTGGTATTGCAGATATGGATTTATTAAACGAATTACGCACCTATGTCATTGATGATAAAGGGGCTTTTAATTCACAGGCAGGGTGTTATGATGACCGTGTTATGGCTTACGCTATAGCTCTGCACGGACTTGCATCAATGCCTAGACCAAGGCACCGCTCTATACAGAAGCGGTTTTCGACGCTCGATCCTATCGCAGGTTATTAATGATTACATTCGATAAAGAAATAGACCAGAAAGAGTCGGACGGAGTGCAAGATCACTCTGTTCAGAGCCTTGGCGCCCATCTCTCTCAAACCTTCCAAGAATATAAAGACGCTCGTAAAGAAACAGAGAACGAGTGGCTTAGAGACTTGCGCCAATACAACGGTCAGTACGAGGCCGATGTTCTAGCTCGACTCAATGACGCCGGCGCACGATCAAAAGTATTTGTGGGATTAACCCGCACCAAGGTGATGGCCGCATATAGCCGAATCATCGACCTGTTATTTCAGCATGGTGATCAATTCTTCAATGTCGAGGCTACTCCAGTCCCCGATCTTGATCCTATGGCCGTGATTCAGATGAAGCAACTTGCTACTCAGCAGATTGTGGATGCCAGCCAAATGGATCCAAACATGAATCAAGACCTGATCATGGAAAGGATGGCGGAGTTAGAAGAAGACCTTAAGGAAAAGTATAAAGAGATTGCCGATACTGCGGCAGAGTCCATGACGGTTGATATATTAGATCAGCTCATTGAGACCAATGCCGAGCAAAAGCTGAAAGAAAGTATACTTGAGGCCTGCATATTTGGTTCTGGTGCAGTGAAGGCTGGCTCTGTTCGTATTGACCGTAAGCAGTCTTACACTCGAATGACCGATCCTGAAACAGGTGAAGAGGGCTTTGCTCTCAGCATTATTGAGCAACCCATGCCTGAGGTGGAGTCGGTTTCAGTTTTTGACCTGTACCCAGATCCTTACTGTACATCTTTAGATGATTGTGATGGGCTGTTTCGCCGTCACGTTTTAACCCGCAAGCAGTTTAGAGAGCTTGCAGATTTACCGCAGTTTGATTCCGAAATAATCAAGTATTTGTTGAAGACAAATAGAACCGGTAATCATGTTGAGGAAGATCACGAGCGCACTCGTCGCCGGATTGCAGGAATCAATGAACACTCCCAGAGCAGTCGCTTTGAGCTGTTAGAGTATTGGGGTTTTGTTGACGGCCATAAGCTTCAAGAGCATGACGTTGAGCTTCCTGAGGGTTCAGATCTTAGCCAAGACTTCTCAACGTGCGTTTGGATTTGCGCGGGCAAAGTTATCAAGATCATGCTCAACCCAATTGCAGGGTATCAGATTCCGTACCAGATCTTCCCTTACGAAAAAGCTCCTCATCAATTCTGGGGAACGGGTGTTCCTCGAATGATGCGTGACAGTCAGGGAACTCTGAATGCCGCAACTCGAATTTGGTTAGACAATTTAGCAATGTCATCCGCTCCGATGATGGAGATCAATACAGATCTTCTGGCGGCGGGTGAAGATCCAACAGACATTCACCCTTGGCGAGTATTCTTGCGCGAGGGGGGTGATGGCACGATGCCAATGGTTCGCTGGTATCAGCCGATTGCTAACGCTAACGGTCTCAACCAGATCGTTGAGATCTTCCGTCGATTTGCAGACGAAACAACTAGCTTGCCTTCATACACGCATGGTCAGCAAACCAGCAGTATGAATAAGACAGCTACTGGTATGTCGATGCTTATGGGAGCGGCGAATGTTGCTCTTAAATCGACCATTAAGAATATTGATGACTTTTTGTTAGAGCCTTTAATTACTGCTTTATTCCACTGGAATATGGAGTACGGCACTAACCAGAAGTCTAAAGGTGATTTAAAAATTGTTGCCAGAGGCAGTACGGCGCTTGTACAAAAAGAAGTACAAAGTCAGCGACTCCTCCAGTTCCTATCACTGGTATCCAACGAACTGGATAACAGCATGATAGACCGGCATCAGTTGATATCTGAGATCGCTAAGAGCATGGATATTGACCCCGACAGAATTGTTAAGAGTGAGGAGCAACTCCAACTTGAGCAACAACAACAACTCCAAATGCAAGCTCAAATGCAACAGCTCGCAGGCGCAGGCGATCCTCAGGCTGTCGCACCAGCCGGAATGGTCTGAGCTAAAGGCTTTATTTGAGAATAGATTTACAGACGCACAGCAGAAGCTAGAGCTGGCGGATGAAAAAAGTTTCAGGAAAGAGCAGGGCAGGCTTGAAGAGCTTCGCTTTGTTTTGGACTTGGAATCAAGTGCGAAAGCGCACTTAGA